TGTTGGCGACCTCTAAATCTTTTACCCTCCCTCACTAGACTGTTAATCCATGTTTTGGTAAGTAAAGTTATATTATCATCAGATTGGAATAGATACTTGAGTGAGGTTTTATCTAAACCTCTTAGTTTAGTTTTAGCATCGTTTAGTGCTGTTACTATTGAGTTATACTCATCAGTTGTGAGAGTTGCTTTACCAGATACATCATTGAATTCAGAATCACTATACCAAACGGTTTTGTTTTTTCTTAGAGCATTAATATTAACACGAAGATTAGCAGAGAGGTCAGCAATAGTGTCTCCCGTATAAGTTGTGTGGAAGATGACTCCAACCTTTGCTGCTTGGATCGTTTTATCCAGTGGTGAATTTTTCGGAACGGCATAAGTTATCGTATTCGGTGTAAAAGTTGTATAGTCCTCGTCATCTATTGTAGCAGTTTTTAAATCATCAGGTGTAAACATAAAGTCACCCTGTAGAATCAAACCCTTTGGCCAAACCTTTGGTAGATAAGTTAATGCTGCATTTAGTTTATCAGCAAGACCACCACTACCATGATTATCAGCAATATCTTTTTTAGTATAGTTTATCTTTGGTGTTTTATTGAATAGTGCTTTAGTCGCAACGAAGAATTTACCGTTTTCTGGATTAGTTCCTGCAATTACAGCAGGTGCTCCATCCACCTTTACAGTAATATCTACTGCTTTATTGGCACTCCCTTTCAACACCTTAGCAATATTATTTAGCATTTTTAATGCTTCTACACCACCAGCATAACCATCGTCAAAGATGGCATCTTCAATATGTTCTAGGTGGGTGAGTTTTGCTTCAGATAATATGGTTTTAAATCGTTTCATAGTATCTATTTATAATAAAAGTGAGTAGTTTAAGCAGACTTACTCAGGTCTGGGGATATGATATAAACATTTAACAAAGGAGACTATCACTCACATCCCGAATTAGGTGAGAGAACGACAAGAGGTGTTGATTGAGTCGAGAGTATTTTGCCGTTCTCTCGGACGATGGTTTCTAGTGGGGGAGAGTTATTGATACCTAAACCATCAAAGGGTATCTCTGCTCTATTTTATAAACCTGCTAATCCAAAACTAGGAACAGGACTAGTGTATCTTGGACCTAGTGTCGCATTAAAAGCATCAGCAAGAACATTCTCTAAATTATATGCTTCATCTTCACTAATTTCTTTACCTTCAACATGTTGCATCACATGAACCATTTCGTGACAAAAAGTCACTAATGCCTCTTCATTAGTAAGAGTTTCTTCAAGTTCAATAGTAAACTCACCATCATCACCATGAGTCCAACCCATAACTCCTTCACTCGTTAAGTCATGTATTTCAACATCAATCTCTGTTTCAAAAGGAATACCTAACCAATTACGACAAAAGTTTTCAACCGCAATTAGTTCTTTTTTTCTTTTTTCGTTATCAATCACCATATCACTCAACCATTTAAAATTATATTATACTACCATTTTTATCAAAAGTCAAGTCTTTTTTTAACTTTTTAACCATGTTTTTTGTAGGGTTATTCATTTGTTGGTTGCTGCATTAAAAATTGTGTCATAACAAATCTTCCATAACCATCTTCACAATGTTCTTTTGGTAAATTTATTTCTGTTACTTCGTGTTTAATATTAGATGGGAAAATTATTGTGTAGTTCTTAGCACATTTAACTTTAATATCATAATCAGTGAATACTAATTCTCCACCTGTAAACATTTTTGGTTCTTTATAAAACCAAGTTAATACTGTTAATAAACTATTATCTCTATGTGGTTTGTAGTAATCTTTATTTTCATAATAAGAGATTAAAGTAGTATCACGATTGATATACAATTGATTAAAGAACCAAGATTCTTCTGTCTTTTTACTTTCTAATACTTTAAATAATTTTCTATTAATTTTGAGTATATCCGAATATCCTCTATCATAATATAAAGCATCCCACCAGAACCCAGTGTTTTGTTTTAAAAATTCACCATCTTCCGTTGCTGATCGTGTATTATCTGGTGTCTTAAATATACCTTTAGACTCATGATGTGTTAATTCTTTTAATATTTTATATTGTTCTTTCTGAGTATATAAATCTTTAACTTCAATATAATGAAATGGTTCTAAATTGACTTTTATGTTCACACTTTCAATCCTTCAAAACTTTTATGCTTATGACTCAAATCATGGTCATGATCATGCAGTGGACTATCCATTAAATCTTCTTGAGCATTTTGTTCTAAATCATATAATCTCATCTTAGGTCTATCAATACCAACGGTAAACCTTTTATAAGTGCCAGGATCGCCATATCTATTCTTCAACTGTTTGATTAGAATTTGATTTAGATTTTCTAGTTCTTCAGTTGATATCAATGCTAACATTAAGTCAGTAGTCGCAGGCAAACCAAACGACTCAGAAGTATCCTCTAAACCAAAGTCACTATCACCATAACCAGTTCTGTTCACCTGAGTAGCAGTTACTACAGGAACTGACATTTCAACAGCAAGACCACGAATCTCTTCAGCGATTGCTTTCACATAAGTATAACTGTTTACTGATGAACCCATACGCATACGAGAAGAAGCACAAATATTCAGATAGTCAATATAAATGATATCTGGTTTGAATCCTCGTTTCAGTTTTAGTTCGTTAAGTAAATGACGGAAGTGACCAACCCCAGCAGATGAGGTAGGATATTCCTTAATGATTAGTTTACCAGATGTTTTACCTTTTACTTTATCAATCTTCTTAGCATACATCTGAGCAGGAAGTTGATGTAACTCATCCATAGTTACATTGAGTAGATTCGCATCAATCCTTTCAGCAATCCTTTCCTCTGCCATCTCCATAGTAATGTAAAGAACATTTTTACCGTCTAGGATATTAGCACTTGCAAAGTGACACATCGCTAATGATTTACCAACACCAGTTCCTGCCATTAGAACGGTTAATGATTTCTTAGGCAAACCACCTTTAGTAATTTTGTTTAGATACTCGAGGTCAAAGGGAACTCTTTCCTCTTTCTTATGATAGAACTCATATCGTTTCTCAGCATCTTCAATAAAGTCATGACCAATGTAAGGATCGAATGAAACAGATAATGCTTCGGTAAGTATTTGAGGAATAGTTCCTTTATCTTCTTTACCGTCTTTACTGTCAATGATATGAATAGAATCCATAATAGCATTATACAATGCTTTCTCTTGACAAAACTTTTCAGTAGTATCAATTAACCAATCATTATCAACTTCTTCAGGTTTTGTTAAACTGCTGACAAACTCAGCAACTTCATTGAATTCTTTATCTGATAGATTTGTTCTTTCTTCTATTTCAATGATTAATGCTTCACGAGTTGGCAGAGTGTTATACTTCTCAATAAACTCTGCTATCTCTTCAAAGACTACTCGTTCAGTATTTTCAGAAAAATATTTTGTATTTAGATAAGGTAATGCAGTTCTAGCATATTCCTCATTGTGGATCAAGTTTCCTATAATTATCTTTGTCTGACTCATCTACATCCTTTAATCGTTCACCAATAATATCAACCAATATATTACCTATTATACCTGAAAACTCTTCAGTTGTCAAGTCCATATCGTTTGGATTTTCAATAGTAATAGTATTAAATTTTAAGATTGCGTCAGTGCCTTCAGGATTAGATTCATTAAAGTGAATTGTATCATATTGATAAATTATATCTTTATAATCACCTTCTCCAACTTTTACACACCAATGTTCGTCGTGGAATCCATTTGGGTGTTCAACTAATTCATAGTTTACCTTACTCATGTTTTTCTCCTATAAAAGCAATACTATTTATACGCATGTTGCTATTCCTGATTCTCTAACTGATTCTTGCATATCGTGAACCCATTCCCATTGCACTTCCCAAAAAATTTCTTGTTTCTCTTCATTTATCCACTCACTCGTTTCATAGTTATAATCACCTTCTTCTAACTCGTCAGTAGCAGCAATAATTTCTTCAACGATTTCATCCCATTCATATTCTATACCATCAGCAATTTCACTTCCTTGATATGTATATTGTCCAACGAAAAGAGCATACTCATCTTCATACTGAATAGTGGTTATCATTTCTGGGTCGTATTGTGATAGATCTTCTAGTAGAGTTTCTAACCCTTGTATTGGTGCAGACCATGCGGAATAACCTTGTAAGTGATCAATATCGAAATCTTCTATGTGACACCACTTTGGTCCAACATTATTAAGATACCAACTATAATTGTCTTTATCTTCTTGTTTAACATCGAGTGCGATTAAATTACCAAAAGCAATATCACCGTCTGTTTGTTTCTCAGCATTGTCAAGAAGATATTTCATTCTTGCTTTTGCCTTACTGTTCATTTTATAGAACTCGATATAATAACTTACATGGTTTGCCATTATGCTACCTCAAACTGATCAGTTGCTGCTTCTTCAGAAGCAATCTTTGCGTCTACAGTTTCTTGTAGTTCTGCGATACGATTGTTTAAAATACCAACAATATCGTCACGAGTTTTATTATGACCAATATGTTCATTAGTCATATCAATACAGTTCTTTACTGCTTCTAACTCTTCAAGTAGTTCTTCATTATTCATCTTCTTCCTCCTCAAGTATTTCATCATCTTCTTTACCATACATAAACTCTTTCTGAGCAGCAACTTCTAATTGCTCCATCACTTCGTCAGTAAAGTATTTCTTCGGATCGCTGTTAATTGCTTTACCAAAGACTCTAGTTCCATCAGGCAATTCATAACGAGTCGAAACCTTTTTAATAATCTCATATTTCTCAGCAAGTTCAAGTAGACCATAGTATCTATCAAGACCTTTGTCAAAAGATAGTCTTACTTCAACTGTTTTGTTTTCTTTAGTAAATCTGGACTTGTGAGTAGTTGCTTTAATAATATTACCTACAACCTCTTTACCATCTTTATCCTTTTTCTTACCGAGCATTACAATAGAACTTGCAGCATACTTCAAACCTTTACCACCAGATATTTCTTTAGTAGGAACATAAGCACCAACTACATCATATACATGATTGGTTACAAGTAAAGGAACATTTGCCTGAGCAAGTTTAAGAGAAAGAACACGGAAAGTTCCACGAAGCAATCCTGCTTTAGTCATATCTCTAGCACCATGACCAGACTCAGTATCCTCAAGTTCTTTATTAGATGATAGCATACCAAGTGAATCTAAAACCATCATCATAGGTTTTTGATCATCTTTAGGTGTATCATTATAGTTTGTTAGAATGCGAGTAGCAGATGTTCTGAAGTCTTCAATAGAAGCAGGTTCTACAATCACTACTTTACTTGGATCGATGCCTCTAGATGACATCATATCTTTTGTCACTGCTGCTTCTGTATCAAAGTAAATTACACCACCGTCAGGATTATCCTTTAGGAACTGTTTAAGAACACCCAATACAAAGAAAGTTTTACCTGTTGCTGACTCACCAGCAAAAGCAGTAATCTTATTATTAGGAACACCACCGTAAAGAGATCCACTCAATACAGCATTTAAAATATATGAACCAGTATCAATCGATCCACTAAACTCTGAGGAATTACCACCCTCAGATAAAAGATTTGAGTTGTCAATACCTTTAACAACATCTGTCAAAAAACTCATAATTACTCCAAAAATAATTTACTTATATTATACTACGATTTATACACTTCGTCAAGTTTATCAGAGAATTGTTCTATCTTGTCCATTCTATTTGGCCAATAGATATAATCTTTCTCAGGATTTAGTTTAAGATTGTTTAGTAGTGGTTGAAACATATTATATAATGTATCAATCTTACCTTGTAGTGTTTCTAAATTATGTGTAGTTTCTTGGACTGCCGATGCTTGTTTCTGAACAACTTCTAGTTCGTCTTCAGTTACAGCAGTGAAACCAAAATCAAAATCAAAGTCTGCCATCTTAGTTCTCCTTAAATATATTTGAATATTTATGTAGTTTCTTCATTTTCTCAGAACTGAGTAAGTCTATCTCTTCTTCAGTAAACATACCTTGTTCATACATAATCTGTATCATACAAATCAAGTCACCCATTTCTTTAACAAGTGCCTTGTTTGTGTTACCAAATCTTTTTATCTTCGAGACTTCTACAATTACTTCAGCACATTCTTCAGCAAGAATCTGTAGTATCTCTTGTTGTTTATCTTCTATTATGTTCATACGAAAAAACTCTCCAATGTTGTTTCTTTCTCAACTGACCATCCCACAGAGTCAAGAACAGCACGCAGAGGTTCTACGAATGCTTTATCAAACTGTGTTTCATAGTCAATATAACTTTCAATACCAAACTCCTTAGGCAAAGTATTTACAACACTTAGCACATTCTGTCTGAGTGGGTTTGGCATATTGAGGTAGCAGAACTTAATCTTCTCGCCATCTTTCACTTCCTCAAATCTTTTGAGATTGTGTTTCTTCAACAGATGGTTATAGATTAAAGCACCTCTTACATGAATAGGTGTTCCTTTAGGAATTATCAAGTCATCACCTCTCTTCACATATTTATTAAGGTCGGATATGCCACGAGGGAATGCTACATCCTCGAAAGGCATACTAAAGAATTTATCTTTAAACTCACCAATGTAGTTTTGCACTGTTTGTTCATCAGTAGTTAGGATTATCTTTAGTGCTTCTTTCAGAGCATCACGACAAACTGCTGGAGTTGAAGACTTCACCGTTTCTAAACCCATCACTTTGAGTTTTGGTTCAGTATATCTAACTCCCTCATTATCATGGACATTCAATACATATCGTTTCTTGGCAGTCCAGATACCTTTATCCGCAATTACTTCTCTATCCATGAACATCTTCTGTTCATAGGCATTCATCATATCTGCTAGTTCTTGATACGATTCATTAATGTATGGTTCGATTTTTTCACTTGCCACTCTGTCCAGGAAGTTGATTGGGTTTTTCGGTTTAACCATTGTGACCAAATCACCGAAGTCCACATAAACAGAGTCGGTATCAATAGCAATAATATAATCTTTGTCATTTGTTTTCAGTATCCTATTCAAATATTCATTTAACTTCTTCTCAATCCACTTGATTGATAACTGACCACTTAGTGTGATACTTTCTGCTTGACGAACATCAAAGAAACGAAAGTATTGATTACCAATCGCACCATAGGCAGAGTTGAGTTGAATCTTCTTTGCCATTTGTAGGTTTAAGTATTTAGAAATTTCCTTTTCTATATCCTTAGTGTCTATCTTAAGTTTCTTCGCATCCTCAAGTTTACTTTGTGCCTCAAGCATTTTCTTTTTAGCAATCACACGATCGTCATACATTTTCTGCATTAGTTCAGGTAAGAAACCTTGTTTATCTTTACGGAAAGTGTAACCAGATGCTGCAAGACAATCTTTAGTTTTAGTAAAGTCTTTGTTGAGCATTTCTTTCATAGATACATTTACATATTCACCAGTCATTGTTTCAGGTGAAATATTATACTGCATGATTAGATGCGGATAGAGGGAGGCAAGGTCAAAGGACATTACCCAATCATGTAAACCAGTCTGAGGTTTCTTGACATAAGCACCAGCAAACTGAGTTTTCTTAACTGTTTCATTTTTCTGAGGAACAACAATACCTTTGTCCATCAGATAGTTATGTATGATCACATCCCACATTCTTACTTGAGTGAATGTATCTTTATAGTTTACTTTGGCATCGTAGGAAAGTGCGAATATCATTTCAATCAACTTCATTTTATCCTCGATACCGTTGACCAGTCGCACGTCTTTTATGTTATAGTCAATAAACTTTTCATAATCAACTTCATATAGTTGTTGTAGATTATCAACTTCAGAGTAGTCAAGTTTCCTCTCACCAAGTTCAACATGAGCAATATGATCAAGTTTGTATGATTCTTGTTGAGTGTAAGTAAACTTCTTATAGACTTCTAGATAATCAAGAACTGTAATACCTTTCAGTAAATATTCTTGTTGTTCACGATTAAACATAACTTGTTTAGATTCTTGGATGTCACGGTTAGGTGATAGTTTAAGTGCTTCACTTGGACCAAGAACTTTAGAAATACGATTGACCATGTAAGGAATATCAAAGAAACGAATATTCCAACCAGTGACAATATCTGCGTCTGCTGATTGCCAGAACTGAATGAATCGTTTGAGTAGATGATGCTCATCATGACACTTAATATAAAATAC